CGGATCTGGCTTCCTCAGCCCGCCGTTGTGCGTTGAGCGCCTGGCGCGCTTTGCTGCATTTCTGGTGATTGCCATGGGCACGGGATTTGCCGCATCGGTCGCAGATGCCTGTAAGGTCCAGATTCCAGGGGAAGGATTTGCCGTTCTCGGCCATGGTTTCGCTCCTGGTCACATGCGCAACGACTGATTGGAAAACCTCGGTGCCGCCAGCTGCGCCGGCCCCTGTTCATGGTGGCCCTGGACTTCGCAAATGAAGTAATGAAGATTCCGGTTTTTGGCGGTCAATGCGGCCGTCAACTGCGGGACGGTCGCAATGCACTGTTCATATGCATCAGGTTTGATCCAGCGTTGAACTGGGATCACCTGGCAGTCGGTGTGGGAAGCGTCGACACACAGGTACATCAGAAGGAGGGCGGTCATGACCATTGCCCTCCAGTCAGCAGGCGTGTCAGCGCGTTCGATTGGCCTTCCTGCGTAAGCTTGTCGAGCGGTTGGGTGATGTGTCGGCCATTGCCAGCACGCACCGTTGCCACCTGGCCATCTATCTCGGTAATCACACCTTTGCAAACGCTGAATCGGTAGCCACGACCTACTGCCGTGATTTGGACGTAGCTGACACGATCACCGATAGCGAGCGGGTTCGTGATAGCCTCTTCAATACCGCCTTTGGGTTGATTCACTTGCATGGTGCTTCTCCTTTTGTGTGGTCGGTGCCGAGGGGTTGCAGCCCCTCGGCACCAGTTCTTTTCCGGTTTTGCCGATATCAGTGCAGGCGGATTTTCTTGCCGTCCTGCATCACGTAAAGATTCACATCGGCTATCCGGTACTGGCCGCCGATTCCTCCCTTGACCACGTAACCACCAAAGTCCTCGACGATGCAGACCTTGAACGGGTAGCCGTACGGGCTATTACGGCAAAGGTCCACCTGACAGGCGTACTTGCTCGACTTCTTGATTTCCGCGTAAAGCTGCTGACCGGCAGCGGGCACCTCGTGCGAACCATGGGCTGCGTAAAAGCCGCGCCATGCGTCGAATGTGCTTGAATTGTTGTAGGCAGACTCACCTTCACAGATCGTCAGGTCTAGGCCTTCGGCTGCTGCCCAGTTCTCAAAGGCGAGTCGCAGATTCAGGTTCTTGAGGGTGTCTTGCATGGTGCTTCTCCTTTTATGTAGCCCAGGCGTTGCAGCGCCTGATGGGTAACTTTCGAATGCCGATCAGTACGGAACAAACGCCAAACCAACGTTGTGCTCGACTTGATTCAGGGCACTGCGGCGTTGCTCTTCGGTGAGGTTGAGCAAGAGGCTGAGTACGTCCACCAAGGCCATCAACACCCCGCCGTTTTTTGCGACTCGCGAACTCGGCTGAGCAGGGTGTTTGTCGTAAAGAGTTGCTGCGTAGACGGGGGCCAGCCTGTTAACCGTGCTGACCGTTTGATCTGCCCGCTGATCCACGGCACGACCAAATGCCCCGGCCTGCCCAGGCGTGAGTTGATACAACGCTTGTGCATGGTGGCGGCTTTCGGTCGTGTGGGGCGTTGTCAGCATTACGCGGACCATTCGGCTTTCAAGTGCGTCGTTGCATTCGATGGGCGGATTCGCGCTGATCACCAACGTTCCTCTGAAGGTGACCTGAGTCTGTTCACTTGGCGAATGGACTGAGAGGGTGCCCCCGTTGTAGAGCGAGGCAATTTGGTCCCAATCAAATTTCGATTCGTGTTCGAAATCGTTACCGGTCTCAAGAATCACGGGTAAATCGCCGGCGTTGGCGAAGATGCGGGCAAGCCCTCTTGGTGTTGCATGCCCTGGGGAATAGGACGTCAATGAGTCTAGGCCGTTGAGTGTCCACAGGTAGCTCAGCAAGGACGTTTTCCCACTACCCGTGCTGCCGGTGATGTACAGGAAAGGAAAGCTGTGATGTTCCGCACGGATCTGCTCTGCATGTCTTGCGCCAAGCCACCAGGCCATCGCGACAATCCCCTGCGCGCCAAAGACTGCATGGAAGTCATCAAAGCGGATGGCGGATTTCAGTTCGTTTTGCATGTTGTTGCTCCTTCGGTTACAGCGGTTTACGCGCTCTGGAAAATCCAGCAGCGCACGGTGGTGGGTTTGTTGAACATCGAGTTGCCGGCGGCTTGCGAGGCACGCACCGCGCTGTAAACCGCCTTGTTGGTTTCCAGCCATTTGTGGCTACGGCTATTCACCAGCAGCCCGCGCAACGTCTTGAGGTCGGCCAGGTTCTGCCGATGCTCGCTGGCCTTTTCGGCGAACTCGTTGAGGTTGATGGCAATGAGTTTCGGGTCGGTGCTGTGGTTGACCTGCGGACCTTCACCCAAGCTTTCGAGGTATTCGAAGACTTCCCAGAATTCAGCCACCAGTGGGTGATCTGCGCTGATTGCGGACTGCCGCTCCAGGGCCATGACCGTGAGTGCCTGTTGCGTGGTCACCACCTGGTTTTCATCCAGCGGGCAGACCAGACGCAGGCAGTCGACCAGGGCCATTAACTGGCTGTGGTTCTTGATGATCCGTTCAACGCGGATTTCTTTGAGGGTGCGCAGCTGCCGTTCGTGAACGAGCACGCGCTCAGCAAACTTCGCCATCACCTGCGCTTCTGCTCGCACGGCCAGCAGCAGGAAGTGGCTCAGCTGTTCAACCGGGATCAGGTTTAGGTTGTCAGCGGCTGCGCGGCTTTCCGTGGTGACTTCCGGGCGTGCAAAGTGCGATTTGATAATCCGGGTCAGGATCGCCTCGGAGGCGCTGACATCAGCGTTCTGGCTGATGGCAATGGCGCCACGAAACGGCGGTTCGTAGGTCTCGTTGCCGCTGGTTTTCATGCCCTTGGTGCCGAGCGTACCGCCGCCGTAAAAGTCCTTCAGCTCATCCCAGTCGAAGCCTTTGGCGTGGGCCTTGTCCGGCTCGTTACGGTCGCCTTCGATCAGCACCACCGGCATGTTGGAGACTTGGCCCATGGCGCGCTGTCGGCCGGCACGGGTCGATTTCGATGGGTCAAAACCTTCATGCTCCCGGCCCAGTAGTTTCCACAGGAAGGTCAGCAGCGTGGTTTTGCCGGCGCCGGCTTCGCCCGTGACTTCAAGGAACGGGAAGGATTTGTACTGTGCGCGGATCTGTTCGGCGAACAGCGAGCCAAACCAGAACGCCAGGGCGACAATTCCCTTGGCGCCGAAGCACAGCCACAGCATCGGCAACCAGTCGGTGCGGTACTGCTTGCTGTCGCGCTGGATGTGCATGGCGATCGACTTTTGCAGCGTCTTGAGCCGCAGCTTACCGAACTCGAAAAAGTCTTCTTTGTTCACCACGCTGACGATGCCGCCGCGCACGGCAAGGTCGCCGAATACATAGCAGCTGTGGAGTTTGCTGTAGCCGATGAAGTCGATGGTCTCAACGGTTTTCAGGCCAAACAGCTGATCCTTCATGATCTTGTCGAGCTGCTGTCCGCTGCCGGTGAACACCGCGCCGGCTGCCATGCTGAGCAGGCGCTTTTTGAACTCGCTTGCGGCGGCGACCTGGCCACCGGTGAAGGTGTTCTTGACGCTGCCGCTGTCGTGCGGGAAATCGACGCGGAAGTAATACCAGGATTCGTCGGTGACTTCGTTGCGCTGGAAATACAGCGCCTGCGGATAGCAGTTGGCGATTTCAACGACACCACCGCACTGGCGTAGGGCTTTTTGCCGGCGCTGATCTTCATTGAGTAGCTGGTCTTCGTGGCGGTCAGACGTCTCCAGCGACAACATCGCTTTGCTGAACTTCTCCAGGTCCATCTTGAACCAGTACAGACGGCTGTCGAAGCCGAAGTGAAATTCATGGCGTTCGCGCCAGTCATACATCAACACGCCTTTCTCTGCCGCACTTTCAGCGATCAGCAATGAGCCGTGGTAGCGGGCCGTGGCGAGATCTTTTTCGACCTGCTCAGCGCGCTCGCTTTCGCCATCGATGAACGCCCAGCGCTGATGCAGATCGTTCCAGTCGACCTTGCGGCTGTCCAGTTGTGGGATCTGCGCCGCTTCACATTCGTAGCCCAAGGCGCGAGCCTGACGCACCCAGCGCTTGGTGTACTTATGCGCGCCTGGCTCGTTGTCCAGTGCCCAAACCAGTTTGGGCACTTTGCCGCCGCGCAGTCGTGCCAGTTCTTTCAGCGACTCTTCAGGATAGGCACCGGACGACATCGCCGACACCGCCGCAATGCCGTTGTGCACCAGGGCGATGGCGTCGAATATGCCCTCAACAATCCACAGCTCTTTGACGTCCAGCAAATCGACACAGGGCGGACACCACCAGAAACCACGTGGACTATCACCAGGCTTGAACCGCGCTTTCATCTTGCCGAACCGGTGCGGCCGGTCGATCAGGCGTTCCCAGTAGCCACCCTTTTCCAGAGCGAAACGCACCGTAGCGCTGCCGGCATTCAACTCACCAGAGAAGTACGTTTCCTGAGTAAACCAGCCCTGAATCAGATCGAGGCGAAAGCCGCGGGCAAATTCCAGATAGGCGCGGGCCGTGGCATTGGGATGTTGCTCAGACGCCGGGGCGCGCTTGCTCCAGTCATTGAACAAGTCTTCGTAGATTTCTTTGACGTGCCAGGTGTGGCCGCACTTGCCCCGGCCGCAACGGATCATCCACGGGGCATCATGGAA